CAAAGTGGGAATTGGGTGTTTATTTGTGACCCTACTGAAGTTTTTATAGAAGATCCGCTCAATCAGCCTATTTATCTGCTCAGCACTGGTAACTACACAGAGGACGGTCGCCTTGTAATAACTGTCTTTGATGCTGACACAAAAACGGCAATCAGGACTGTGTTCTACACTGACACTGGCAAGAAACTGGCTCGTTATGCCATTGAGTTGTGGAGAAATGTAATCACCGAGGGTGGCGGTATCTCACCAAACGCATCTTTAGACTCCACTTGGGGTGGCGGCCTTAATTACGGGGAGTTTGCTGTTGTCAAAGGTGCTTACACTGCTCTTTACACAGACCCCACTAACCCAGAAGCAAAACTTCTATCTCTCAATGGAGGGGCACTCATTGGAGTGATTCCTGAACGCTTTATCCAAACAGAGAAAGGCCGATTCTATTATGTTGGTCAGTCCTCGCAAGGAAAAGGGTGGGTTCTTGAAGATTCTTACGAGTTAGCCAGAGAAAACTCATTGTGGAAACTTGGGTGCGTCCCCTGCGGGGGAGGCCCCAGCCCTCTTACTCCGTGTTAACGATGGATTCAGTCGAACTCTGGAACGCCTATCACCAGGCTATTCAAATCGGCAATATGGATCAGGCCCGCCAACTGATGGTTAAGATACAAACCTACAAAGGAAAACCACCGCTGCCTCAAGGTGGCTGCACAAAATGTCGTAAGAGAATGTACTAAAATGGCAAACAACAAAAGGGAAGAAGCAATTCGCCTCAAGGAAGCTCTGGCTCAGGACACACTGAAAGTAGCTCAAGAAGCTCTTGGTTATCTTGAGGATCAACTGCCAGAGTGCAGCACCAGGGATCTTGTCTCAATTTTTAACTCTGCAATGAAGGTCCACCGAGAAATTCTGTCGGACATTGTCACTATGAGCGAAGTTGAAACCAAGGGTGAGCAAGAACTTGCCAAGGAGTATGGTGGTAAAGTTGACGAGCTCTTGAAGAAACTCGGGGGTGGCTGATGCGTCCTGTAATCACCCATGTCAATCAACTTGAGGAACACTCCTCTTGGAGAGAATACCAAAGGGGAATCAAGGAGTTGGTGTTGTTGGAGGCCCCGCGTTCTGTTATTTCTGAATACCGGCACAAAGCCGCCAAGGATTGCTTCTTGGCGTTTGCTGACCTGATGAAAATGGGGGACCTCCAGGTTTCACCTTTTCATGAACTTATTGGTGCTGCCTTTGAGGACTTGGCAACCCGACGTTATAAGAGACTTATTATTTCGTGTCCCCCTCGTTCTGGGAAGTCGATGCTTGCCACAATGTTCTTGGCATGGTTGCTTGGAAGAGATGAAAGAACTCAACATGTTATTGCATCTTATGGTGCTTCCCTGTCTTTCAAATTTCACAGGGAAGTTGTTGGGATGTTGAAAACACCTATCTTCAAGCGTATCTTTCCTGAATGGTCGGGTTTCTGTCCTGATTCAAAATACGACATGAATGGGGGAGGATACATTCTTGCCACTTCTGTTGGTGGAGTGTTGACCGGTTTCACAGCTGGAACCACTGACATGGACTCACCTGGCGTGGGAGCGATGGTGATTGACGACCCCTTGAAATCTTCTGATTCAAAACAAGCACTTGACAACCTGGAGTCTTGGTGGCAGGAACAGGCGTCAACTCGTCGAACCAACCATTATTGTCAGATGGTGATTGCTACTCGGTTTCACGAAAAAGACCTCCATGGTGTGTTGATGGATGGGGATGGGCTCTACGATGAAGAGCTCAACCCTTTTGGTTGGCGTTGGATCAACATAGCAGGAATTTGTGAAGACCCTGTCAATGACCCCCTTGGACGAAACAGGGGGGAGTCTCATTGGCCCAACAACCCAACTTTTTCTGTGCCAATGTTGGAGTCTCAGAGAAAGATCATGGGGTCTTTTAAATTTGCTGCATTATACCAAGGAGTTCCAGTAGCCGCGGAGGGACAGATAGTCAAAAACTCTTGGATTAAGGTAATCGCTGAAGAAAGTCATCCTCCTTCTTGGGATGTTACTTGGCTGGCTGTGGATTGTGCGTTTCAAGAAAAAGAAATGGCTGACGAGACTGCTATCTGTGTGGCCTCTATCTGTCAAAAAGACCCTACTAAAATTTACATTCGAGAGATTATAACTGGACGATGGGGTTTTCCTGACTTGATTGAAGCAGTGAAACATGCCTATTCCTATTACAACGCAAAGGTCCTTTGTATTGAGAAAGCCGCGTCTGGGCAATCTTTGATTCAAGTGTTGAGAAAAGAGGCAAAGATACCTATTCGGGAAATGAAACCACTGAAGTCAAAAACAACACGACTTCAAGCTGTTACACCTTTTTTGGAGTCGGGGAGAGTATTCTTTTTAGATGACTACTGGACAAATGATTTTATTAAAGAATTAACCTCTTTTCCTTTTGTCAGACATGATGACCGCACTGACTCTCTTGCTTGGGCACTGACCTTTTACGCATTGGAGATGGATGTAGTTGACAGAGGATTGCAAGAGGCCATCATCAAGAACAAGAGGTTTATGGGAGACTTAACCAGAGAAGGGTTGAACGACAGAAATGTATTTACAGAAGTGTCAAGAGGAAGAGGCAGGGGGTTACAGTGGGGTGAAACCTCCTATAATGATCCAGATGCTGCGAGCATTGATGTGTCTGGAGGCTCTGACACTCGGACACCGCTGAGCAGAGGGATGCGGTCTGGGGGAAGGCGAAATTTGGGATACGAGTGACCGAGGTGATTTGGAACCACCTCGTAAATCAAAAAGTTTCTGTCCCTAACCAGACAGAATACCATGGCTAACTCAAAAGTTGATAAAGATCGCGAATTCATGTTCGCTGAACACGGCACAAAGTGTCTTATTACAGATGCTGTCGCAGACAAGTACTTGGACCAGTCCAAAAAGTATGGGAAAGAGCGCTACTCTAAATGGTGTGGCGGTAAGGGGGGATTTGATGATTACGCAGAGCGCCTACATTGAGTGGGTGTTAGAGAAGAACGAGTGGTGGTGTCTTTGAGGGTAAAACCAATTGTTCCCTGGACAGACCCCAATGTCACAGGATCTTTCTCACGGGGGTGATCAGGATGTAGTCCTTTTAAGCAGCAAAGAGTTTAAATTACCCACCGACTGCCCAATCACCCCAATGCTCACAAGTAAAGAAAAACGCGGTAAGCGTCGTGCTGAGAACACCCAGATGCTCGAACAATCCTATTCTAAAGGGATGGATGTTCAACCACCCAAGTTTCTGACTTGGCGTCAAGAAGAGCTCTGGAACTCCCTTAAGAAGAACACAGTTACTTTAGCCCACGGGTGCGCCGGAACCGGCAAGACCCTCATCGCCCTTCACTACGGGCTGTTCGGCATCGCTCAAGGAGACTTTGATAAAGTCTACTATGTACGCAGTGATGTCGGTGTTGAGTTTCAACGTGGTAGGGGAGCCCTCCCTGGCGACCTTTCAGAGAAGATCGCTCCGCTTATCGCACCTGTTCTTGATAACTTGCCCTGTATCATGCACTCGCATGGTGCTGGTGAGTACCTGCTGAAGAAGAAAATTATTGAGCCTGTTCTCCTCGAAGACATTCGTGGTCGTTCACTCAACGAAGCATTTATTATTGTGGATGAGGCTCAGAACTTCCTCCCTTCTCAAATCAAAACTGTGCTCACTCGTGTCGGAAAGGAGTCTAAAATCCTTCTGATTGGGGACACCAAACAGACAGACATGGAAGTGTTCCGTCGTGAAAACGGTCTCGTGGACGCCATTCATCGTCTCCGTCAACTCACTGAAGTTGGCACTGTGGAGTTTTACAAAGAGGACATTGTCCGTAACTCTGTAATCGCACACATTCTCGACCGCTACGACGACTGATGCGCAAAGACAACCGCTACGCCCGCTCCGACCGAGCCACATTGGAGTCCAAACTCCCACCCGGTATTCTTAGGGACGCTCAAGCGGCGGGCGTGTGGGAATTTTTTATGCGTTGTGATGACCCTTCCCATGTCTCACACACCTTCCGGTCTTACAGGGACAGTGACAAGTGCGCTGTCCCCAAACAAAACCTGCGGGCAATGCGTGACACAATGATCAGTGACATGCGCGAGCAGAATAGCAAAGATCGAAAACCCCGA